TTGTAATTCTATGCGGCCTTCAGCTTCACCAGACTTGATGAAGTCCAGCTTATCTATTCCTGTAAGTTCGCTTGCTTTTCTGCCTGCCGCCGGAGCAAGCCCACCGAGAACGCCACCTAGAACACCGCCTACTGCTCCACCAATTACTCCGGCTCCAGCGGTTCTCATGCCGCTGTATTCGTCTTGGATACCAACCGATATATCTCTGTTTTGTACAAGTGCGTCTGCACCAGCTTCGATTGCACCCGAAGCAACAGCTTCTGAGGCGGCACCTCGTTTTGCGCCTGCCTTTGCCAATTCCATGCCAGTGGCCTTTCGGCCTGCCATAGTCGCGGCTTTGGCGGCGGCTTTCGCGCCTGCGCCACCAAGACCAAAACCAATGAGGTTTACTGGGTCTAGTAGCATCGCTCCAGCGTTTGCCCAGAAGCCTTCCGCTCCTCGGCCACCGTCTTCCCAGAAGTGCGGATTGCTGTCGAACACCATCTGTATTCGACCTAGACGTTCTTTTTGTTCTGTGGAGTATCCTTGTGATGCAATGGCATCAATGCCTGTCATCATCACGTTTGAGTTACGCCAAGTTCTGTCAGACCAAAACTTTTCAATAGCCTCTTCGTCTGAAGAGAATATTGACCCATCTCTTTGATAGTAAAAGTCTTTTACATCTTGGAGGAAGCGACTGTCGGAGAGCATCTCCACAGCTTCCATTTTGGAAAGCCCTTGGGCATAGCCAAGTGGGCCTGATTGTTTTGCTGTCTTCGCCTGATAGCGAGTAACATCTACGGGCTTACGCGACCAACGTGATTTTGAATTGTCCATTTTCGGTACTCCAGTTTCCGATACCTAGAGTTTACCGAAGTTGTGGGGTATTGGTCGTCCCTGTCACATGCACAAGTCTTCGTACTTTGTTGTGTGCTTTCTGTGTTTGGACAGGTCGCCACAGGGGGCGTGTCTAAAAATATTCAAAAGCCAAGCTATCATGTTAGTCATCCGAAAAAGCGCGGGCTTGTATAAGACGAACGAGCTTGCTGTAGAATTTAAGTTCGCCCGGTGAGAAGCTGGCATTTGGTTTGTGTATCCACATACCCTGACCGCCCGGTCTAATCCGCTCTCTCATTTGTGGGTAGCCAATAAGGTTTCTAAGCTGTCTTGCAACCTCACTTACGCTACGGGTGCCTTGATTGTTTACAATCTGCTCTGCCACAGCGAGTAGCTCTGGGTCTCTTTCAAATAAACCGTCCATTGTTTGCGAGACGAATGACATGTTTAGCGTGGTGTCATTCATAGGCTTGAAGTCAAAGTCTTCTGGAAGTCTTGAGCTATCCTCAACACCAAGTGAGCCATAATCTGTGCCTACATCAGATGCTAGGCCAGTGGCTGGGCTAGTGCTTCCGCTTGTTCTTGGTGATGGCCGTACTGTTTTGTGAACCTCTTCAAGGTTCTTCAACTTTTCTTCAAGCATTGCTATTAAAGGTTGACCAGCGTCTGTGCCTCTGTACGTTTGGCCATTTATCGTTACCTGTCCTTCCATGTCGGAGAACAGAGATGACTTGTGGTTGTTGAAGTCTTTCTTCACAGCAGAAATCATGGCTTTGATGTCATCAATGGCCGTTGCATAAGCCGCCGCTTCACCAGTGCCGTTAAACCAAACCGTCCTTCCGTTTACTATTTCATAGCTTCCTGAAGGGGCGTTCTGTAGTGTCTTGCTGATTTCGTCTATAATTTCATTAACAGATGTCTCCAAGTCTTGAGCATACGCTTGCACCGTCTCGCCCGGTGCTATCGTGTATCCCTTTGTTTCAAGACCCTGTTGCACATACGCCTCTGCGTACTCACTACTGGTCATCAACATCCTTGTGTCGCCCATCAAGGCTATAAGCGCATTGGCAAGTGTCTCTGTGCCAATGTTGGGGTCATTCTTTATGAGTTCTTTAGTGTGGGCAATTAGGGTAGACTTGCCAGCTTGCTTAATAATATATTTTTCTGCGATTATCGCTAAGGCCGCAGACGCTACGCCGCCCTCATCGAAGGCCGCTTCTTCTGGCGGGATGTCCTCTTTTTCTTTTCTAAGCCTAGCATTGTTTCTTCGTATTTCGTCAACGCTACGGGTGAGGCTAGTTGCGCTTGCCTCAATAGCCTTGTTCGCGCTTTCCACAGAGCCTTTCGTCAGGCTATCCTCAAGCTCCTCGTACTGGCCTGTGTACCCCTTCTTCATAGTGTTCTCAAGCCAAGCCGCATCACCTATCCACTTTTCAAAAGCCTCCATAGTCGCCCAGTTGCTTTCACTCAAGAAGCTATACTTGCGTCCAATTTCGTTTATTCGTGTCATGATGTCTGAAGGGTCTACGCCTTGCTGGCCGTATATCTTCAACAACTCTTTGTCTGTGCCAAGCTCTTGTAGGAACTGTTGCTTTTGCTTATTGCCTTCGGCAGTCCTCATTCCAGCCGCCTGACCCTTCCAGAAAGTTATCAAGTTTTCTAGGTCTTCGTCACTAGCCCCCGGATACTGACCCTTGATTGTGTTTTTAATAGTGTCATCGTCAGAATACAGAAGCATGTCACTGTTGAGTGCAGATATATAAGCCTCTACCTTCTCAACTTCCGCGACCCTTTTGTCGTCTTCCGCTTTCAGCCAAGCCTTTTCTATTTCGTCTTGGACGCTTTGAGGCTGGTTCCCAAAATACTTTCTCAAGTCTTCTACAGTTTGCGCTCTGGTAAAACGGCTGTCATTTGCGATTAAGTCTTCAGCTTTTTTTGAGCGTTTCTCTAACTGCAAATTGTCATACCAGCCTTCTCCACCCAACGCATCGAGGGCAGACCTTGCGGCGGCTTCGTCTCCGCCAAAAAAGCGAGCACTATCTTTTACATATTGGTCGTAATTAACGCCGTCTTTGATGGATATAGCGTCTTTGAAAATGTTTTCTTGTTTGACCTTTTGTTCCATATTGCCAGTAGCTTCGGCAATTATTTTGCTGGCCACCTGTTCGTTGTGGCGTTTGGCCATGTTGGTTGCTTCAGCATCGGTAACAAGCCCTGACAAAAAGTAATTGTCGCCCCCAGCCAAAGTTTCCCTTTGCTGTATGAGGTCGTCCACAGAAACGCTTTCTCCGTTCTGTAGTTTTTCTTTTTTCCAGTTATCAAATAGCTCTTTGTTTTTGATGCGCTGGTTGCGCATACGGTCAATCTGGCCTTCGTATCCAGACTTAAATCCTTGGTCTTTTGAGCCGTAATAAAATGCCATCTTCTAACCTATGTAAAAATCGGTGGCCCTTGGTTTTGAGTTGCCCTAGCCAAGGTATTTTTAACTGTTGTGTCGTATGCGTCTTTCTCCAGACGCTCTCTTATGTTAGCAAAACTTTTGCCCATCATATCTGTAGCACTGTCAGCAACCTTGTAGGTGTCTTGTGACATCGCATTTAGTGTGGTTGCTGGGTCTCTGCCTTGCCTGTTTGAGTACAAGCCTTTTTCCATATTAAACTGCGTGCCATATAAATCTTTTATCTCGCCTACTGTGTTCTGTCTGCTTGTGTTTAGCGTATCAACCAAGGCTTTGTTTCTATTGATAGCGGCATCGTATGCGCTTTGGTCTGCCTTCTGGTAAACATCAGCGTACTTGCGAGCAAGCTGTTGCTTCTCGAAGTCCATCACGCCACCCTCTACGCCACGAGAGATTGCGCTCGCAGTGCCTTTGGAGCCTATCATTGTAAGGAGCCTGTCTACGTCACCGTAGTTTTGGTTTCGTAGCGCAAGATAGTCTTGTGTAATTCGTCTTGGGTCTGCCTGATAGGGCATGCCAAGGAACTCGTACACATTACCGAGGGCTTCGGCTAGATTTGTTGACTGCTGTAAAAGCCTGTTTCGCAATGCAACTTGTTCGGCACGCTCTGCGGCTTCCATTTGTAGCCTCATGCGTGTCATTTCGTTTTGCTGTTGGCGCACAGCCTCACGCTCGTTGTTCGCCTGTACGGAGTTGTACATGTCGAACCCAGCTTGAGTTAGGTCTCCAAGTAGTCTGTTGCCTGTTAAACCGCCAACTATGTCACCAAATGCCATTTCAGCCCTCCTAGTAAACCACGATGCTTGAGCCGAAACCTGATTTTTCCTCTGTTAAGTTTTTAGACAGGGGGCCAGTAGCGACATTAGCATAGTTGCCTTCTCCGGGTACAAAGCTAATTGCCTGCCCTTCTCGCTCAACGGTTGGAACCAAATAGTTTACATCAGGTATGACATTAGCTTGCGGTGTTATAGGCGGAGCACCGGGGTCTCCCTCTAAATCTGAACCCGCAACTTCTGCTGGCATATCTGTTTGATAGTTTTCAGCACCAGACAAGTCTTCTGCAATCTCGCCTTCGCCGCCAAGCATAGCTCTTCTCCCGAAGCCTTGCTCTCCAACGCCGACTTCTCCGCCACCAACCGCGTCCGCGTATTGCTGACGCTCTACGGAAAAATCCGCGTCAATCGGAACTCCGCTTTCGGACATTGCCTCAATTCGTCTTCCCTGTTCTACCGCTTGGCGACCTTGGCCGAAGCCACGGATGCCAGTTGCGTAAAATGCTGTAGGGTCATACCTCAGACCTTGCTGTCCGTACAGTTCTTCTTTACGTCTAAAGTCGGCTGAACGTCTTAGCGTTCCGTCTGCACCTCTTACAAAAGCACCTTCTCTTCCAATGCTTCTTGAGACCATTCCGGGCGAAACGCTTGGGCGATAGCCTGTTCCTTCTTGTCCAGCCGCCGCTCCCGGCTGTGGTTGCCCACCCCCGAAAGTGTAACCCGCAGGTTTTGGCTTCGCTTTATAAGTTGGTTGTTTTGGCCTGTTCTGCGGCCTTGGCGTATAAGAACCTCCGCTTCCGCCGTCATCACCACCACCGAAGTTGTTGTTGTTGTTTCTGCTACGGTTTCTGCTGGGCGCACGAGTTCTGTTTGGTGGCCCTCCCCCACCGGGGTTGCCGCCGCTACCGCCACCGCCAAACAGACCCAGTTTAAGTTCCATTGGGTCTAGGCTGTCGTAAAACTCTTCCATGCCGGGAGCATCGCTCCAAGGTTTTTTTATCATAAACGGGTCGTTCATCTTTTACTCCTATTTGAACATATTGTAGAACCCAGCACCAAAGCGTCTGCTCTTACGCCAATCGCTCAGGTCAAAGTCTTGAGGGTCTCCAACATTAAAGTTCCCAAAATTCATTCTTCTGAACGCGCCGAAATCTTGTTTATCTGCATCTACTGTAACATTTCCAGTGCTTCTGTTTCGTCCCATGTTACTAAGGTAGTTGACCATCGCGTTCCCCACGCCTCCTCCACTCGCGTAATCGCTCGCATCAAAGTCGCCGCCAGTTACTGTGGATGCTGTTTGGTAATTTGGTGTAGAGCTTCCTCCACCCATCATCGCATTGTTCATACTATCGCTAGATAGATTTGTCCCTACCGTACCCACATTGTTTTTGTTGTCGTCTTGGTCTCCACCCGGACTAAATGCCGAGCTTCCTCCAGCTTCGTCAAAAGCCCTTGCGGCATCGCGAGTTTGTTGTGCTCTGTCTACAGCTTGCGCATAGTTGCCAGCATCGTAGAGGTCTGGGTTTGCTGGGTTTGTTAGACCCATTGTCAATGCGCCAGTTATTTTGCCCAATGTGTTTGTAGGTGGGGAGCCTACAGTTGGTGCTAATCCAAACGCTTGCATACCTTTTACCATAGTGCCGATTGGTGTCAGGGAAGCAACTCCCCCTACCAAGCCAGAAACAAAAGGATTGTTTACCCTTTGAGCTTCGTCTGTCGGGTCTCTGGCTTCGTTAAAAAAGCCCGGATTGTAATCTTGTCGGCTCATGGGTGTGCCATAATCATCCATACCCATTTTCCCGCCAAGACCCTCAACGCCACGAAGCCCCATACCAAATGTATCGAGACCTTGAGCCTCCAAAGCATTTAGCTCTGCGTTCGTTACCTTGCCTGCTGTGCCTGCGCGAACTTTGTTAGAGTAATCATACAAAGCCTCTTGGGGATTTGCAGAACTCATAATTTTGTCTGTAAAAGCTGTGTCGGTGCCTGTAAAAGTTCTGGTTTTTGTAGGCGCATTGCTCCAGTTGCCAGCCTTGTATGTCTCGCTGTAGACACGCTCGCCTTTGTCGTTATAACCTTCGTCACCGTAGAAGCCGGAGCTATAGCCTTTGGACGCTTCCTCCTCGGCCATTGCCTCCACTTCGTCTGCTGTCATAGCAACAGTTTTACCAGTGCCTGTGTTTTGTGTGCTCGTGTTGGTGGTGGTGTTTACTTGGTCAGCATCACCGCCGCTTGGCCCATCACCCATTACAGTCTCCTCTTCCAATGCCGTCCCGCTGGACGGTATCCAAGACGATTTGCAAAAGCCTCAAATCGCTTGTCTTCTCCCTGTGATGTTGTAGAGAAATCAATCTCCATAACACCCCAATTTATGCACCACTTCTCAAAGTCTCTCATCAACCTTAGTCCCACCAACGGAACTTCTTCAGAAGTGAACAACAAGTATTCTTTGCCCATGTACTCTTGGCTGAAAATGAGGTCTTCAATGCCTCCCATACAGAAGCCAACTGGGCGATTATCTTTTTCATAAAGTCTGAAATAACGGTCTTCACGTTCGATAAACGAATGACCAAGGTTTCTACACTTGTCCGAACACCAAGGGAGAGTGCTGTACTGGCTTGCCAGATACATCCTGTGACCCAATTCCAAACATTCTTCAACATCTTCATGCTCTGCATCTCTTATCATCTAGTAAAAAGCTATCCCCTGACCAAACCCTGAAAGCCCAGTTCGTCTTGAGTTCTCTGCAAGACGATTACCAAACATGTTGCTGGCGAAGTTCATCATCTGGCCTCGGTTGTTAAAGCCCGATGAAACGTAGCTAGGCCCGGCCATCATTGGGTTGAAATACGGTATTTGCTGTTGTGGTGCGTATTGGTAATTAACTGCTGTGTTGTAAGGCAAGGTTCCGCCTGTCGCTACGTTCGGCAGTTGCTGTGCGGCTTGAGCCATCTGTGCCGCCATGTCTGGCATTTGTTGTTGTTGTGGTGGTGAAAGCATCATGCCTGCCATAGAGCCAAGTCCGCCGCCTAATTGTGCGCCAGCTAGGGAGGCCAGTGATGTGCCGAGTACATTGTTAGCTAAGGTTGTGCCTAAGCCTCCTGTGCTGGCCAGTCCTGTGAGACCTTGCATACCAAGATTTTTTAAGGAGTTTGTAATGCTTGAGCCAAAACCTGTTGACGTAGAGCCAAGGGCATTGCCGATAGTCCCTGTCGGAGCAACCTTGCTCAACATTCCCGTGCCGCCTGCGGCCTTGTTCATGATGCCTGCGCCAAAGCCAGAGCCAAGACCAGAGAGCAACGCTGTTGTATCGTTCGCCCCTGCCGCTTTGGCGGTAAGTGCGTTCGTTGCACCAATAACGTATGGGTTTCCGCCTGACAGTGCGGCGGCACCTACGTTGATAAGGGTACGACCTATCGGGTTTGAAGCGACTTTCTTAACTGTTTTCTTGACAGCTTTTGCAATCTTTTTGAGGAAGTACTGTTCTTCACCAGTTACTGGGTTTATTTTTACCTTGGCAGAGCCAGATGTAAATTCGTCTGGGTCTATCCCCTCCATAAACAATCCAGCGCGGAAGGCGTTGTACAGTTCGGGGTTCATTCCCTGCAACTCTGCGGGAACAACCAAGTCTCCGGGCTGTGTCCTCGCCATCTGCGTATCCTTCTTTGCAGACTGGAAGTCAAAATCCATTATGTCATCGCCGTCAATTAAATTGTTCATAGTACTGTCCTTAAATTGTCTGCGCTTTCGTATCTCCTCAAACGCTTTGCGTTCCTCTTCGATAAGCTGTGCTTGTGTTTTTCTGTCTGGGTCGGTGCTGAGAACGTCAAATCCGAGACCTCCGAGACCGGGAGGCATGAGAGGTATTTCATCATCATGTGCTGGTTTGCCCATGACATTCTCGTTGTACCACCGCATGAAATTTGAGACAGGCCCGTAATCATCAAGTGCTTCCCTAATCCCATAACTCTCCTCAATCCGGGGTTGTCCAGATAAAGTTGTGTTCTTACGTTCGTTTGGCATCGTGTCATACCTATACCGACAATGTTGCCGCCGCTACGCCAAGCTCAAGACCCTGTGCAGAGGAAGCGTTTGTTACAACAACCTCTAGTCGGCGACCTGAAGTGTTACCATCAATCTCAATAATCTGGCTGAAGCTCTGTGACTGGTTGGTTGTTGTCGCGTTTAGGGTTGTACCCGAAATAGCTGTGCCATCCAAAGATAGTTGGATGGTGCATGTACCAGCAGATAGCTGGTAGTTAATGCCGTCAATACGAAGTTTCTGTTTGAACACACGAGTAATAAAATATGTTTTGTTTGTTACTGTGTTGTTTGTATCTTCCCAAAGGTTCTTGAATGGGATTGTGGTTGTAGCAAAGATGTCTGGCAACTGTGCCACAGGTATCTTTGAGCTACTGTCCAAACTGGCGACACCGTTCTGTGCGCCCATGAATGTTTTCGGAACCAGCGATGTGAAGTCCAAGTCCCCGTATTCAAGCGCAGTACCCGTACCGTTCACACGAACGTACTGGTTTGCGTTTGATTGTATGAAGGTGGGCAATGAGCTTTCTGGGGAGGTCTCAAGCCACTGTGTACCGTCATAGAACTTCAGGATTGCTGGCACCTGTGAAATATCCAACCATAAATCGCCAGTTACTGGGGATGTCGGGGACGAGTTGGATGACGCAAGGTTTGCCTTTCCCGCAAGAGAGGTAGCGAGATTGGAAACCTTGGTCTGGGGAATTTCGTCATTAGCTACGGCAAGTTTTGCGTACCTAATGAACCCGCTTGTATCTGTGTATTCGTCTTCAAACATTAGGCCAGCAACCGTCTTCAATGATTGGTTTTCAACAGTGATGACAGAAACCTTGTCGCCTACTATGAGTGTGCTTGTAAATGTAATGGTAGCGGTAGCAGGGTTGGTAAGATAATCGTCATTACCACCCTCTTCTTGCAAAATACCGTTCTTGTACACCAACAGCTTTTCGTTTGCTGTGTGGATAAATGTGACGCTCGTCTTGGCCTGTGCAATCGTCTCGTCAAGTCTACGGAAGTTTGTCACAGCCTGTGAACGTATTGAGTAAATTGTAATCTTGTCTGCCAACTGCACTGAAGCAAGGGTTACAGTATTTTGCGTGCTGTCTTTTGCGTATTCGTTAGAAGGAGCGACCTCTGTCTGCAACAGGCCGTTCTTGTAAACAACAATGTCGTCAGTTGTTGGGTCAAATGTGTATGAAATTACATTCGCGTTTGCCGCAATAGCACCCAATGTACATGTGGCTGTAGCTGTGGTGCCAGTTGTAGGGGGTGTAAACGTCATTGTCGGTGGGGTTAGATACCCTGAACCGGGGCTTGTTAGTGTAATAGCATCAACAACGCCATTGGCATCTATCGTACATGTGGCGGCAGGGTTTACGCCATTGATAGGGTCTCCATCTGGGTTGCTAAAAGATATTGTAGGTGCGGCTGTATATCCTGTGCCTCCACCTGTGATTGTGAAAGTGCCACCGAGAAGGCCAGTTGAGACAACGCTGTCCTGACGGTTAAAGAATAATGGCCCCTCAACGGTTCCAGTATTCGCACCAGATGGGCCACGAAGGTCGGATATTTGTACGAGAGTAATCCATCCTTCATCATCGTTTGCGTACTCGCCAATCCTGTACTGTAAGCCTGTTTGGTTGTCTACGCGAAACTCAACGGGGCCACGGAAGTCTCCGCTTTCGTTGAATAACACTTTCAACAGTTCTCCAACAGTCTTGTTTCCAAGCTCTGCCGCGTTTAAGTAACGGATAACATTCTCGAAATCCGTGTGTATATTACCCGAATTTACATAATTCTGTGGGTGTTGTTGTCTCAGTCGCGCCATTTTATCCCTGCCTTACAGTTACAGCGAAGCCGATAATCTTCAAAAGCCCCTTGCCCCGCGTGGTAAATCTAAACTGAACACCACGATAACGGTGTTCAAACTTTCTCTCGTATTGTCTATTTAACGGCACATCAGGGAATTTGTCGTCCGCCCCTCCGTCTTGAATTAAAAATTGCAGTGCAGATAGGTATCTGCCCCTCTCATCGAAGGCTTCAACCTGTAGCTCACCCTTTCCAGTGGCCTGCAATATAAAGCTATAGCTTTCTTTTGTATCGTTAATAGACCCTTGCCAAAGTATGGGTGTAGTAACCTTCATCTCTGGGCTAAACTCTTCTACATCCTCAATCTCGGAACGCTCCCATATTCCTCCGGGGGTTCCCAACAAAGTGTTTTCTCCTAGCTTTCTTCCGCATGTGGCGTTGAGAAACGTGCCAGAAGACCACTTGCTTTCCCCGCCCTGCATTGGGTTGAGTGTTATTGTCAGGCGTTTGCATAGCAAGTCTGATATTGGAAAGAATATATGATACTGGCCTTCGTCTTGGTCGTAGAAGGCATTGATTTGTTCTTTGTCTTTAACCAAAGACAGATACTCTCTGTACACTAGGTCAATCTTGTTTGACATTGGTATCGAGAATATTGTGATGCCGTTGGTATCTGAACGTCTTAAAGAGTGTACGCCCTCACGAGAACAGAACATCAAGTCTGCGCCTGCTGTTGCTATCGTATTGTGACTAATCGTTCCCACTTTGATGTTGGCTTTATCGTCAATGGCCCACTGCGTAAGGTCTGGGCTTATCTGATATACAAGTGTTTGGTCATTCGTGAATACGGCAAGACGATTGTTTTCAAACACTCCTAGCCCTTTGATTTCGTCAGCCGTACCGATGATGTTTCCAATGTCGATGTCTGCGGCTTTCAAAACATCTGTAGAGCCGGGGTCTTCGTCTTCGGGGAAAACAAGCTGGTCAACTCTGCTTAAATCAATAACGGTTCTCTTTGCTGGTGCGCCCGAAACAGCAAGACGGCGTTGTATTGAAACGCCAAACGCTGGTCTTGGGTCTGAGCCTGCCTCTACCTTTTTCCAGCTTAGACCATCGTATTTGTACGGCGTGTGGTCTCTGGCAAAAAATATAGCGTTATTGTTGAATATTGTAGATGTGACGATAGAAGATGCTGGGTACGCACCCTCCACATAGTGTGTTCTTGTTCTTACATCTGTTCCCATCTTTGCGGTAACTATCGCTGTTGTCCCGCTTGTTGGCGGGTCAACGGTCACTGTGGGGTCTGTGTCGTAACCATTGCCCTGTGATGTGATTGTTATTTCTGTTAGTTCGCCGTTGGCATCAATAACCGCCGTACCTGTGGCGGTTGATGGTGTAACGCCATCTGCCGTTGGGTCAGAGAATGTTACTGCCGGAGGATTTGCTTGGTCATACCCGCTACCCCTGTTTTCGATTGTCAGGAATATGGTGTTGGAGTTTATGTTCTCATTTACAATCTTGCTACGCTCTGACTGCAAGGCAATGCCAGAGCCTTCTTTCTGCGCCCAAACAGCAAGGTTTCTACCAAAGAAGTTCAGGTGCTTGATTAACTTATCACCTTCTGTTCTTTGTGCGGCACCCGCTTCGCGAACGATTGTACCTCTCCAATCGGAGAAGCCGTTCTCGATTTCTACCATGTGTTGTTTCTGGCCTGTATCCAAGGCAGAGATGTCCCGTGACGCATCAATGCCCTGAAAATCTTCATAAGGATAAACCTTTACCCTTACGCCAGACGGTGAGTACGTTGTTGACATTAGTTACCTCTAACAGTGTCGTATGACTTTACCCCTGTCGCCCTGTTGCCAGCACCTCTGTCCCAAGGTGACATTTCTATCTTTGCGTTACCAAACTTACGGTTGTACAAGACACGGTTCATGCCCTTGAAATACATAGGGCCGTAAGCCTCAACCTTTGAAGATTGTTGCTGTACAGCGTAGTGGTACAACAAACCTTGAACCATGATGCTGTCAGGGATGTTTCTGATTTCTGTAGAATGGGTGTAGTAATCCATTTCTATGTTGTCCCAATATGGATGAGAACGTAAATCCTCTATTACCATGTTGGCAAACTCCACAAACATCATCATTACTTCGCCGTCAACAGTGCCGGGGTGCATGTCTCCATACCTACGAAGTGCCTGAAACACTAAGCTCTCAAGGTTTGCGTGTGGAGAGTTTAGGTGAGGCGTAGACGGAGAATGTCTATTCCTGTCTTCTACATTGGCATCCAACCACTCAATGGTGTTTGTTGTGGCTTGGTCAGCCTTTTCTTTTGTGACCGTATCTCTGGGATGTACTGGGCCTACATGGACTTTCCCGTCCGCCATTT